GGGCGGCGGCAAACGCCCGCGTCGTCGCACAGCGCGCCCGCTGCGGCACCGACTGCGGCACCGGTAAGGATGTTGCCATCAAGGACGGCGGCACCAACGGCACCGACGCCCGCGCCAACGGCTGCGCGTTCGGCGTCGGATCCGTTTTGACGGGATCGCTCGGCTTCGATTTTTTGGGCGGCGGTTTGTTGGATTCGCCGGGCTTCGACTCGTTGGGCTTGGGAGTCGCGTCGACTGCTGTCCAGTGGCGGGCCCAGCCGATACCGATCACCGAGTCGCGGTTTTCTTTCGGCAGCTTGGCGACCAACGTGCCAACGGGGTGCACGATGCCACCGCATTGCACGTCTCGGACTAAGGCGTATTTCGAATGATCCACGTTACTTGGCTCCAGGTTTACTTGGCTCCAGGGTTCGCGAAAAAACTCGCGGGTCCCGACCGCGGAAGCGTTCGGACGACAATTTTTCGCTTTTAGTTAAGAGCTAAAAAATCGGGGTTACGCTTCGGCCTTGACCATGGCGCGATAGTCGAGCGCTTTGGCACCGCAAAAATGCTTCACTGTGATTTCGAGGCCGAATTTTCCGCCGGTCAATTGGTTAACGATGACCTGCGGCATGCGGCCGGTGCCCTCGAGGTACTGAACCTCGATCGTGTGGCCGTCGGCCGAAACCAAGTACCAGCTAGTCGTCGAGCCCGCGATCGCGGCCCCGGTAAGCGGGTTGGTGACGCCGTTCGATAGCCGAGCCTCTTCACGCGGGGCAATGTTCCGCGTGAAAATTGGATTCATGCCGCCCGCGCCGCTGTCGGCGGTGATCACGGCCGAGCCGGTTAGCTGAATCGCCAAGTCGCCTAAATCGCTAGGCACGATCAGGTGCGTAGCCAGCAGGTTCAGCGACGCGTCGCCGTCGGTCTGCTTGGCCAGTGTCGAGCGTGCGGTTCGCAGGGTGGTGGCCGACAGTGCCGAGCCAGTTATTAGGTTGCTGTGACTGGCGTTGAACAACGCGATCGAGTCGGCGTCGAGTGCCGCGTTGGCCAGCAGGACCGCGGTCACCAGGTCGGGACGCAGCCGGGCCGCAGCTCGGCCGAAGTCCTGCGGCGATCGTCGCAGCAAGTCGAAGTTGTCGTTAATGAAATCGTTCTCGTCGATCTCGGCCGTGCGGCTGTAGCGGTCGGCTTTGACCGATTCGCTGGTCGCCTGGCGGTACGCGTGATCGGCTTCGCCGCCGGTCGGGTGATGCGTCAGGGACTGCGCCGCCTGCATGCGGGGCCGCGGCTTCGATTCGAGATTCGGTACGTCGGATTCCGAGCACCAGCCCTGCGAGAAATCCGCCGATTCGCGGTAGGCCGAAAGCGCCATCGCGCCGACGGTTTGCGTGTAGATCGCCGAAACGCTACCGGTTGAAAACGCCGCTTGTAGCGTGGCTAGGCGGCCGGAGCGGCCGCTATGGTCGGCGGGCAATTGGTGGCCTTGGGCTTGAAGCCCCAAGGCGACGTATTCGATCATTTCACGGTCGCGGAATCCTTGGGCGGCGTCCATGACCCGCTGGCGTTCAGGATCATTGACGGGGCGGCGCATCCAGGCCGGGGCGCTGTGGTGGTCGATGACGACGTCGATCGGGCGACCGGCACGCAACATCACGCCGGCCTGCAAAGCCTCGAGCGATCCGCGTTGATTGTTGGACGTATGCACTGCGGCTGCTCCGGGGCGGCTGTTACGGGTGGCGTAGAGTGCGGTCTGCTGGACGCTCCAGCCCGATGCGATCGCGTGTGCGGAGAGAACCGGGCGATTCCCTTCGGTGCCGGCGTCGGATACCGACGGGTTGCCGATGGTCTCACAGACTTCGCGAATCCCCGCGATACGGGTTTCTTCGTCGGCGTGTTGTCGGCGGGTGGCTTCCAGCGTTGCACCGCCTTGGGCTGCAGCTGCAGCGGGTGCCGTCGCTTGTGTAGGTGGCGCGGGTGCGGTTGCTTGTGCAGGTGCCGTTGCTTGTGCAGGGGTGGCGGTTGCGCCTGCGCCGGATGTTTCGCCTGCCGGCGGCGTGGCAGGGGTTGCCGGGGTGGCAGTGGTCGTGGTCGCGGGAGTGGTGGGCGTGGCGGCTCCGTCTCCGTTCTCCGCTCCACCGCTACCGGTGTTTTGTGCGTCGGTGCCGGCCGTGGCTTCGCCGCTGGCGGTATAGGCTTGCTGCAGTTGGGCGCGTTGGGCGTCGGTTAGCGTGGACGCGTCCCAGCCGTTTGCGGCTAGCCATTCTTCAAAATTCATCGGTTCTGCTCCGTCGGAATAATTGCCGCCGCTGGCAGCGATAGCCGGGGCGACGTTGGGGTCGCCTGCGATAGTCACGAAAGATACTTCCGACAGATCACTGTCGATTACATGCAGCACGGGGCCGTCGAGCGTTTGGCCGTTGGCGAGCACCGATTCGCCGGCCTCGATAATGCGGTAACGCATGTTGGCTAGGCCGATACTCGACCGCCACGGAAAGCCTCGCCGTGCGCTCGAGCGAATTTCGCGCGAGTCGTCGTTGTCGACGCTGAACACGCCCTCGCAGGTAATACGATCGCCGAGCGTGGCTTCGCAGTGCCCCACGGGTCGGCTGCGATCGTGGTCGCGGTGCACGGGGATTTGGCCAGGGTTGCGGATGCCGGAAATCTCGACGACGACCGGCCCCTCCCAATAGATGCCGTTGAGATTCGGGAACATGAGCCCGCCCGAGTAGGCGTCGAGCGTGAAACTGCCGACGTCGTCGTCGTCGTTGTCGGGATCCGTCACATGAGCGGCGGCCGTCATGGTCAGCCGTCCGTCGGCCGATAACTTGGCCGCGCGCTGCGTCTGCCGTCTGGGCGCGTGCAGAGTCGGGTCGCGGAGTGCAGCCGTCAGGTGCGCGTGTTTGATCGCGGCGTGATCGATCGCGACGGCGGCGCCGGTTGGCTTGGCTGGAAATCGTTTGCGTTTACGTTTGACCATGCCGCCGAGACTAGCAGCGGCCTATCTGGCAGCTTTACAGCCGGGCGCTTACGACTTCCAGAGCAGAACCGCAGACTGGGCACCGGAAACCGCGGTGTTCACCCGCAGCTTGCACCGCTGCACGGCGCCGACTGCGGCGATCTGCGCCTCGGAAAGCGCGTTTGCCCCGGCCGCGATCGTTAGCGGCGATCCGAGCAGCTCGAGATCACTGGCCGCGAACCCGGTCGCATTGTCGATTACCGCCACGAATTGCAGCGTCTTGGTTATCAGGCCGCTACCAGTTGGAACCAGTAGCGTTCCGAACGTGCCGTCGCCGAGTTCGAATTCGTCCGAATCGGTGGCGCCGTCGGCCCAGGAGAAAACGAATTCACGACCGGAACGGATTATTTCAGACTGCATTGGCGGATTCCTCGTCATTGTCTACCGGCGTGGCAGTGGGGCGGGCGGCGCGTTCGATCTCGATTTGCCGCTCGATCTCGATTTGCCGCTCTTGGGCGTCGGGGTCGAGATTGTGCTGCAGGAAATACTCGCGACGCGTCAGCAGCTCAGCATCGATCAGCTGGATAGCCGTCCGGGCGTCCTGTAGTGGATTGACCGACACGGGCGGTTGATAGGTCCAGCGGTGCGGTATTTCGTCCAAGGTGGCCGGCGTCCGTAGGCCAGACAGCTCGCGAGGCATGGCGAGTAGTGCTTCGTCGAGCCACCATTCGAAAATGCGGTCGAAGCACTCGCTTTCCCAGTCAACCCGCTCGCCGGCGATATGGTGATCGTAGATCTGCGAATCCATCCGGCTCGAGCTGTAGTTGTAGCCCGACGAATCGCCGCGGGCTTTGTTGGTCGGCAAGTGGATGCACCGTGCGATTTCCTGCAGCAGCGCGTTGCGGAATTCCGTATAGGTCGTGGTCGGGTGCTCGGCCTTGAACTGCTCGAGATCATAGCCGGCCGGAAGGGCAGTCATCATGCCGCGGTCGATCTCGACCTGCTCGAACGGGTCGGACAAAGTCACGTCGTCGGCGTCGAACGCGTTGGTTTGCGTTTTGATGATGGCCGCAAAATCGGCCGCGGTTTCAGCCGCCAGAACCGTCGCCAACGTGTACCGCCGCAGAAACGCGAACAACGGCAGCGCCGGGGCGACTTCAGACACGCCGCGGACCTGGCCCGGTCGATCGCGGTTGAACAAGTGGATCACATAATCGGCCGACAACTGCTCGGGGTCACGATCATCCCAGCCGTAAGAATCACCCGGGTGGTGACGCAGTTTGTTGTAGATGGTCGGATTGCCCCAGGTATCGAATTTGATACCGTCGACTTCGTCGGGACTCAGCCGGCCGTCAATCCAGCCCGGCGTCGTGATCTGGTCGCATTCGATGTTTTGGATATCTAGCTTGACCGCACCGCGTAATCGCGGGTTGGTAATCGCGACAAGGAACGCCTCGCCGTCGACGCATTTG